AGGTAAAACATTCCTGTCTCCGTAAGCTGTAATCCTAAAATGTTCATCAACAGAATAAGAAGCAAATGTTCTTACAAATTGTTTATTTTTAGAAAATATATATCCTTCAATGACACAATGTTCAGGAAAGAATTTTTCAAATTCAGATTTATCTGCCCAACCTGTATCGCCAGTAGGGTCAATAAAAACTATTTTGTATTTTTTATACAGTTCTATCTCTTTCAACTTTTTTAAGTTCATCTTTATATCCTTTGATTATTGTTTTAAGATTTTCAATTTCCTCATTCATTCTATCCAGCACGTCTTCACATCTGCACTCATGCTTTACTTCGTTACTGACGTGAGAATTTTTTTTGTAAAAGAAAGATTTGTTTGTCATTATTTTTCTCCGAATTGTTTTATTTGAATGTAAAAATCTACGAGGTCTTTAGCTGGTACGACATAACCAACAGACGTATAGGCATCTCCACCTCTTTTAAGTGGATAACCAATTACAAATTTCTTTAATAATTTTAATGGAATACCAATGAATATCTGTTCTTTTCTCTTACCTACCTCTAAGAAGAATACCCAGTACCTAGCTTTAGATACTTCAATACCTGAAGGTTTTCCTCTACTTTCCTTTTCAATAAATATATTAGAAGTCTTCTTCCATAATCTATCTGCTTTTATCTCAACAGTTCCTTCTACTATTTTTTGAAATTCGTTTTCGTACTTTTGACCAAATGCCAAATCTAAATCAAACTTGTTAGTGTGTTTCACTCCAATTACTTCCTATTTTCATTTCACCTGCCAATGGACATCTAAAATTAAAATGTTTTCTTGTTAGTTCAAAAGTCAAGGAAGCTATAGTTTTAAAATGTTCTATCTTTTCTTTCCTAACTACAAATTGCATTTCATCATGTATGTGGAGAACCATTGCGTAGTCCTGACCAAACACAAACCCATTACGAATTAGATTGTCGTTAATAATTATTGTTCCTTGCTTAACCAGCAAAGCTCCAGCAGATTGGATAAGAGTATTTAAAACACTATACTCTGCACGACATATAAGTTTTCTTCCATCAATACCTTTAACATAGCCAAGATTTCTAAATTTATTTTGAGCTAAATCTATTAAAGTTTTTAAAGATGGTAAAACTTCTACAAATCTTTTTCTTATTCTTTCAGCTTCCGCATTAGAGACGTTAAGAATTTCGCTAATTCTTTTACTTCCAGCACCATATATGAAAGCATATATAAAAGTTTTAGCTTGAGAACGTGAGGATAATCCGAGAGCAAGTTGATTGGCGGTATGTATATCATCTTCAAGTAATTTCTTTTGAAATTCCCCATTGTCAAAATTATAAAGGTAATGACTAAGGACACGAAGCTCAAGACCAGAAAAATCAATACCACACATAACCATATTGGTAGGAGCAATAAACAACTTACGAAATTCGCTACCATATAAACTGTCTTTACTTGGTACTTGTGCAAGGTTTGGCGAGTGATGCGTACATCTTCCTGTAACTGCTCCGTTGGTGATAACTTTCCCATAAATTTTATTGTCCCTTGTTAATTTTAAATATGCTTGTTCACCTTCTGCAAGTTGTGAAATTCTTTTCTGTATTAAGAAATGCTCAGATAATATTTTAGCTTCAGGATAAGGAAGTTCATTTAATATCTTTTCATTTACTTCTACTTTACCTGTTGCGGTAAAATGTTTTGGTTTCCAACCTAATAAGACTTGAAGTCTATTAGCAATGTGGTCTCTTGAATTTGGATTGAATACTTCAGTTATATATTTTTTAACTGGTACACCTTTTTTATAACCTAAAGTTTTGTTGTCTCTCTTAGGTCTAACAGTCCTGTCAAATCGTTCCCAGTTTGGGAAGGTTAAAGCTAGTTTTTGTTCCAGCTCTAACCTTCTTTTCGTAAGGGATTGATATAGCCACTCAGAAGCGGTCACATCAAAATCTACCCCATAATCCTCTTGTTTCTTAATCCAGTAAGCAAACTTATGCTCTAATTCTATAGCTTCTTTAGAATACTTTTGGCTTTCAATAAGTTTAAATAGCTTAACTGTAATCTCAACATCTCTCTCACAATAGTCTTGCATTGCTTGAGACCATTCTTGAAAATCTTCTTTATCTTTAAAGTCACCTTTTAATAAACCAAATCTATAACCATAACTTTCAATAGAATGTTTACCAATAAGTTTAGGTGGAAAAGAATATAATTTACAATCTTGTTCAATTCTATTTGTCCAAATTAATCTGCTTAATAATAAAGTATCAATAACTTCACCATCAAATTTAAAACCATAAACCTTATCTAAAGCAGGTAAGTCAAAAGATAATATGTTGTGACCAATTAAAGTCTTAGCATTTTTAATTAGCTCTAAACCTTCTTTGATATTCTTTGGATTAAATGAATAGAGTTTATTTGTTTCTATATCTTTACAAACTAAACAATGAATTTTATTTAACGTATTTAAGAAACCATTTGTTTCAACGTCTATTACTAATTTCATATTAATTTATTTTGTAACAACCAGTGAGAACTATTCTCTCACCATTGTACGTTAATTTATTTTTTGTAAATTTTTCTATTGCTTGAGTGCAGGTATCACCTTTATCTATTGATAAAGTATAAGTGTGGTTATCTGTTTTTATAAAAAAAAATATTTAGCTAAACTATATTGTTTAGTTACGATGTGAACAAAAGCTACTAGAACTAATATAAATATAACTATTGCAAAAATATTTCTTATACGTTCAGCTCTTGCAATTTGTCTAGCAACTTGTTCTCTAAATTTTTGTAAAATAAAATTATCCATAATTAATGTATTTGAGTTATTGTTATTTTATCTGTGCTGGGAAGAAACTGTGCTATGCTTGACATGGCTTTTGTAATTACTCTCTTAGCTTCAGCATCACCGCACATTATAACTGGAAAAACATTTTCATATCTAATTGCATTATAGATTGCAGTCATAATTGTTTGACAAGTTTCATATACAACTTGCTTCTGTTCAATAGACAGACTTAAGTAATCAGGTTTCTCTACTAGATAATCTAATATGAAATGCCCTAATATTTTTTTATTCATCAAATGTACCTTCGGTTAATCTTCCTGTTTGTTTGTCGTAAATTAATGTTGTTGCAATTCCAGTGTCACCACTGAACCTGTTCTTTAAAACTCTAACTTGCATTACATTGCTATCGCTTTCAGATTGTTGATTTCTTTCAAAACCAATTACTGCATCTGATAATTGAGCTAATGAGTGAGAACCTCTTAGTTGATTTAAAGAAGTAACTTGTCCTTCTTCATGTCCTTTACCTTCAGGTCTTTTTAAGTGTGAGACTACAAACATTGCACACTTTAATTCTTCAACTAAACTTCTTAGCTTAGTCATTGTGTTGTCTATTAATCTTCTCTCATCACCTTCTTCTATGCCTGAAATAACAATAGATATGTGGTCTAAGAATATAACTTTGCAGTCTAATCCTTGCACCATATAGCGAATACGACCTATTAAATCTTCACTATCACTAGAACCAAAGTGGTCGTAGAAACAAATTTTATTTTTTATATTTTCCCAAGCAGTAACAATAAGTTCTTCAGGTATTGTTTTCTTTACTTCAGGATTATGTATTGGAGCATTAAGTGGGATTGAAACAATTCCTCTAATACTTCTCTTAACACTTTCTTCTAAAGCAATGTAACCAACTTTAAATCCTCTACTAATAATGTCATAAGCAATTTCTCTACATACTTGGGATTTACCTGTGCCTGAACCAGCAGTTAATAATGTAAGTTCTCCAAATCTTATTCCTGAAAGTTTTTGATTTAAACCATTCCAACAATATGGAATACTTTCAATAGCTTCGTCATTAAGTAATAATTCTTTTGTATCTTCTCCTAATATAATTCCTTGAGGTGTGTATGGTTTAGCTCCCCATATAGCATCTATAACTCTATCACCTTTATTATCTAATAATAATTCGTTAGCATCTTTGCCATGAAGTTTTGCAATCTTAACTTTCTTAACTGGAAGAATTGATGCACAATCAATGGAAGCAGAAATACCTGCTTCATCGTTGTCAAACATAAGAACAATGCTATCAAACTTAGAAAGCCATTCTAATTCTTTTTTAATATATTTCTTAGCTGATGTAGCTCCTGATGGTACAGAGACAACTGGATATTTATTATTTTGAAGTTGGGAAACAGACATCGCATCTATCTCCCCTTCAGTTATAATAACCATTCTACCACCATTTCTCCAGCTCTGCTGTCCAAAGAGTGTGATTGAATTTACATCACCTAGCCAAATAAAAGATTTATCAACGAACCTTAAATGTTGAGCTACTTTCTTATAACTTTTATCAAAGTAGTTTGCGATATGAACTGGCTTGTCTTTATAAAAACCAATTTCATAACTAAATACTTTACAAGTATCTGAATTAATTTTTCTTTTTGCTAATGCTTGTATTGTTCCGTCAATCATATCAGTCCTTACTTTTGGAATTTGTGTTGTGTCTTGTGGTGCGTTAAAATATTTTGTTTCTTTGCAACCGAAGCAATGTGTGTGGTCTGTATAGACACCTAAATTATCCTTAGAACCGCAATCAGGACAAGGAGAGTGTCTTATAAAAGAACTTTCATTATTAGAGTTCACCAGCTTTTAGAGCTTCTTGTTCATCTGCACTGTCCATTAGTGCGTCTTGAAATTTATAATTCTCAATATCTTCATGTAACAAATAAGTTCTTACATTGAAGTTTGGGCAAGTCTTATGTTCATTAAGTTCATAATGACCAACTATTCTTGCTTCAGGATATTTAAGAACAAGTTCAGCTAATAATTTTTTTAAGCTATCCCATTGTTCTGCTGTAAAGTTATCAGTGTTTTTATTATCCTCAGATAATCCACCAACTAAACAGACACTTGTTGAACAATGATTATAACCTTCACAATGAGCTTGTAATTCATCATCACCTCTACCCTGTTCTATAGTTCCATCTCTTTTAATCACACGAGCATATCCTATCTGTAACCAACCTCTAGCTCTGTGCCATTGGTCTATTACTTTAGCATCTACCTTCATTGAAGGTTTAGATAATGAGCAATGTATAACAATGTATTTAGTTTCTTTTCTAGCCATTTTGTTTCTCCTGAATTTCTTTTAACCATTCATTTGGAAATGGTTTCTTTGTTGTTGCTATGCAGTGATATTTAAAACCAAACAGCTCACACCATTTTGCATAAGTAGTTAAAGATTTTTTTCCAATTTTTGTTTTTGAATTTGAAAATATAAATCTTAAGTCTAGTTCTGGGTGTTGCTCTTTAATTAATCTATGCTTCTTTCTATCTGCTGAATTAAAAGCACCTTTAGTTTCTATAAGAACTTTATTAATTGGAAAATCTACTGTGTAAGTTTTCTTCTGTTCAGGCATAGAGTAAGTAATTTTAACTCCTTCATAAACAAATTTTATTTTGTTATTATTTAAGAAATTGTAAACTACTTCCTCTAAACCAGATTTAAGAAATACTTTATTAGAAATCCGAGTTCGCTTGAACTGCTGACGTTTCATTATTTGTATTTATTTCTGAAGTGTAACCATCTTCTACTTTAAAAAGATTATCTTCTTTTGAACTACCTTCTACTAGTTCTATTATTTGAACTGCTTTAATTCTTGCAGTTACACCAGTGCCTATAGATGCAACTGAATAAGGAACTAAATCAAAAGCAATTTTAACTTTTGAACCGCCCCAAATACTTTTATCTACTGGAAAAGGATTTTTCTTTGCATCAAATAATGCAGGTTTTTGTGTGTACGTCTCTTGTGTTTTTTTATTTAAACCACTAGCTTTAAGTTTTAATTTTAAGAAAAAATTATTACCTTCAAGTGTGTAAGGTTTAGGTGCTTGTTTTATTTTTTTACCTTTTGCATCTTTTTCATAAGTTGCAAGACAGTCATCAATATATTTATCTATTTCTTGAATAAATTTAGATGCGTCTGATTTGTTTAATTTTAATGTTATTTTATATTCGCCTAGCGGATTAAATTTAACATCAGGTCTATTTAAGTGTGGGTAAACAGCTTCACCTAATGGTGACACCATTCTTTTAGCTTCAATCATATTATACTCCTTAGAGATTGTTAGTTAGCTGAAAGTGTCACTTTATTCCACTAGTGCAATGGTTACTGTTTTATATACAGAAGAACTTAGAGTTCTTTACATCATCTAAATTGAGGTTGCCTTTTTGTGGTAGTTTAGGGAACTTCTTTTGGTTTTTATGTGAAAGCATTTTAAACATATCATCAGCAAAGTTCTTAAGAACGTCTTGTTGATATATCTCACAGAAGCTATCTCTTACTGCATTAGCCATAGTATCAACGTCAGGTGCAGTAACTCCGAAGCTATCGTGTATCATACAGAAACTATCTACTCCCTGTTGATGAGCTTTAACTACAGCTAATTGTAATACTGAAGCATCTAATGAATGGATAAAGTTTGGACATATACTCTGAGATGTCTGACGTTTATCTATAAGGTTAGTATTAGTTTGGTAGGATAACTTTAATATACTATCACCCATTTTAGTTTTAACTCTTTGACTTTCAGTCTTGTAACAAGCCATCATAACTGGAAACCCTAATGGTGTTACCCAGCTTACTGGTAGATTTTCTGATGAGACTAATGAGGATATATCTTTCAGATATTTCATAATTTGTTTAGCTCCAACAATAACTTCATTGATGCTGTCCCATACGATTGGGGTTAGATAATTGGTAGCTTGAAATAAATCGTCTCCGAATTTATGCGTAACACCACGTTCACTTAACTGTCTAACTACATGCTCTGCTAAGTATGCTCTGCAAGAGTATCTGGTTAGTGAGTATGGTAAGCACATGACTGGCTTCTTACAAAGTTTTCTATCAATTCCATATTCTAACCAAAGTGCCGCCAATGGTTCACTTCGAGTTTTTAATTTGTCTACAACCTTTAGAGCTACTAATGCGTACACATCATTAGGTTTATCTAAAGGAATTAAATTAGTTGCAAGACCACCTACTTCATCTCTCATCATTGCTGAGTAATGTTGTAGTCCTGAGTTAGAACAATCAGATTGAATAGGTAATGTTGTAATGAAATCTGGGTCATAATCAGTTTCAGCAAATGCTTTATATTCAAAACACCAAGCTAAAAACTGATATGGCTTGTCTGCTATTGTCCACCAAGTATCTTCAAAGGGAGCTTTAGCAGTTGATATGATTTGAGCTTCATACTTTTGAACCCAATCAACTCTTATCTTTAAACTTTCTTTATCAACTTCACCAAATAGATTTGCTCCAGCTATTGCAAAATTAACAAAGGCATCATCAGTCTGCATACGTTTGCCATACTTAAATTTAATTAATGCTTTAGAGTAATCTGCACTTTGCATAGTAAGCATTGCAGGTTTAGCATAGATGCGAGTTCTAAAATCTAACTGTAATGGATAGAAGAAACCTTTAGTCTTTCTCATCTCAGTTGCTTCAGTAAATATTTGTTTAACCTGAATGTGTTTAGACTTCTGTTTGTTTCTATCGGTATAGACTTCGTGTGCCATTCTTTTCCATTTAGTTTTAGCTTCAGTGTTTGTAGCTATGTCTAATGGTTTAGGTGGTAAGTCTATCAGGTCAGGATTAAGTGGGAGCTTTCCTAAAGTGAAATTATTTTCCACACATTTTTTAATGACCTGATAAATGTCTTCGTTAATTATCCACTCAGTTTGTTGAAGTACATTTACTGACTTCACCACATTCTCAAACTCGTGAAATTTATTCTTAAGTTCTTCTAAGTATCTTCTGTTACTTGCTTTGATTAGATTGTAGTGCATTTAAAGTTTCCTCTGGTTTATTTTTTTCGTTATATTTTCTTCCGTAATAGCCGCCTGAAAAAGGACTAGTCCAATCAAGTGGTGGGCTTATCATTGGTAAGAAAGCAGGTGTTAGTGCTTCATTTCGTATGTTAAAATTATCTATTTCCTGTATGAGTTTTTCAGTAGCTTCCACATAACAAACAGTTTTATTCCTAGCTAACTTCCTGTTCCTATGAGTTATCAATCCAAGCTGTTCACAGTAGCTAATCATTTTAACACCTAAGTGAAGTCTGTCTGACTTCTCCCAGTTATCAAAAACAAGTTTAGATTTATTAATAAAATAAACC